ACAAAAGGCACTACAAGGGGGTTTACTGACCCTATTTGCTCACTGCGAATCACGGCCCCGATTTCGTTATTTAAAACGTCTTCCATGACCACCAAATCCTCATTAACTTCAAGGCGTGGGGTGTTTACTAAGGCCACATTGTCTAAAATGCCGCGTAAGACACTGGTAGTAGTGTCCTGATCGTTTAATACCAGTTCAGCTAGGCTTCTGCCATAAAACGCGTGTGGCTCTGGGTCAACATGAAAATCAGCAAACGGGGCTTTATCCCAAGGCTCTTGCTCTAAGATTTCATAGTTAGTGCCACCGCATAAAAACTTGTGAAGAGTAGGAACACCATCACCCTCAATGTCTATTTTTAAATAGGCTTCGGTCACAACGATTAACCGCATAGATGGGTCGTTAACAACCGCATCGGCTTCATTTAAACTTTCGCCAAAACGCAGTATTTTTTCTTCATCACCATTTGAATCATCATCTTCACCGACCAAGCTATCAATAATGTCTTGGTCAAATCCCATCGCAATTAAATCGCCTGCGTATTTCTCAGACTTATGGCAGACAATGTAAGCATCATCAATCGACTTGGCTGAACCATCAATAAAGAACTCTTCTGGGGGGATTCCCTCAACAACCATTTCCCCCTCTTCACGCTTATAAGAAATTAACATTGAATGAACATTACGAGACATCTCCATGCCCATTTCATCCATTTTCATTTCTATTTCTTGCGAGTGTTCAATTATTTCCACTTCATCATCAGACAAGAGCATTTCAACCTCTTCATCTGATAAGTTCTCATAGGTGTGCGATTCTGCAATAGTCTCGTTATTCCACCACACTTTTACAATGCCGACTTTCTTCACTAATGAGTCATGTATTGCATTAGATAAGACGTTATAGCCACCGACCTTGTTAAACACCCAATGCGTGTAGGCTGTCGCTTGTTCTGCATTTTGAACGTCCTCTGGGCCTTTGGGTGTAAATTCCACAAACTTATCGTTAGTCAAAAACACACGCATTAAACCAGGCTTTGCACCACGCACAACATCACGCACTTTAGTCGAGACAACCTTTGATCGGCCCTCTTCATACGTTAGGTCTACAGCACCATCAAAATACTTTTGAGCGCGTTCACGATCACCTCTAATGTCACTATCAACGTAATCAATAGCAGCCTCAATTGCGGCTTTTACTGCACCTTGGATTTCATCTTCTTTCATTTGTGTCATTAGTTAATGGCTCCTGTAAATCTAGCAGTGTTTTCTACACCTTGTATTAATGGGTTTTCTTGCCCTTGTGTCGCCATTGCGCCCATTGCTGCAACTGAACCCGTTACTGGTGCTGGAGTCATTGAGCCTCTGAGTGTAGGTATTAACTTCATATTGGCAAACATTTCTTGTAATGCGTTCATGCCTTTAACTTCTGCTGCCATTCTTGTTGGGTTTTTTGCACCTAAAGACCTAGCTAACATTTGGAATACACCCATAGCGGCTGTTGCAGAATTTGATGTATTTTTTGATGTGCCTGCAATTAAAGCAGATGTACTTGCCAAGCTATCAATCATGCTCATTTCTTCTTTAGAAAATAACAACTTTGTGAGCGTATTGTTTTTTTCTTTCATATTTCGCCATGCTTTATTAAATTGTAAACTGGCCTGCTTATCTACTTTTCCGCTAGTCTGAAGAGTGTCAGATAATAAAATGAAGGCTTCTTGTCTGATTTTATTCCATTCAGACTGAGGTAAAAGATTCTTCATGGTCATAAGGTCACGCATAAGATTTTTCTTTGAGGTAGAATTTGCTATGCCTGTGCCAAGAATTGCGTTAGCCGCTTCTGTTGGAGCAACCTTTAACACCATTATCCCATCTCGCATTTCTTGCTCTGTAATTATTTTTAATATGCCGTTATTATCCCAAACATTCTTAAAGTCTTTAAATTTAGATATAGCCTCAAGCCCTTTAGCCACACTAGCTGGATTCCCGTATAAAAGGTTTCGTTCCATTTGGTCAATCAACACACCATCTAAACCATTTTTTAAAGCCCCTGCTGCTCCAGCTTCGACACCTCCAGCCATTTGCTGTTTAACAATAGCTTTTCTAAGATCAAATAGACTTTGTACACTAGCACCATTAGTAATTTGATCTATTGCTTCATCCATTAGCCTAAATGTTGCTGGCGCACCTCCCTCACCAGGCCTAAAGTCTCTAAGCGAATCAACTAATAATTGATTAAACTCAGCCGAATATTCTGGATTAGTAAACGCTTTTGCGGCATCTGCGCTTTTATATGCGTCCTTATAGCCTTGCTCTGCTTCCATTCTCTGGTTGGCTAAGTTTTCTTGAGCAGACGCAGCACCCTCGCCTCTTGAAATGGCAAGTTCTGGGCCAGCCATGCCACCACCAATGGCTTTAACATTTTGATCTATTGCGTCTTGTTGTTGAATCAGTCGAGTGTTCATTTTAGATTCAGCTTTAGGGCCGTATGTGCCGCCTGCGGCTTGATCTTCAAATAATTGCTGACTTTTAACGCCAGTGACTTGTCCAGATGTAAGATTTACTGGTGCTGGTAATGATGCTGCCGTTGCAGTTCTTGCAGATTCTAATGGGTCTAATCCAGAACGAACCATGCGGTCTACATCTTGCCTTAAACCAGCCATTACCTCTTCTGGGTTAAATCCCATATCCAAAAGAGCCTGGTTAATTTCTCCACTTCTTGAATTAAACATTTGTGGATTTTTTAAGAACTCAGGTGCTAATTTAGCAACAATACCGCCAACGTCAAACACCCCTTTAAACAATGCACCACCAATAGCACCACTGGGTATTTCAGCTAAATTAAATGGTTGGTTTGCTGCTTGTGAACTAATACCTTCCAATAATCCACCTTCCACCATGCCTACTGTTGCTGCGCCTTTATAGCCTGTTGTGGGTAGACCAATAGCTGCTGTCGCCTTACTTGCAGGCAAGGATAACAATCCACCAGTAGCAACTTGAGCCACTGTGGGAGCATCCATGCCTTTAGGGTTAGGATAAAATCTTTTGTATGAAGTTATTTTCCCAGCTTCATTTCTAATAGGCATACCAGCAACCAGATTTCCAAAATTATCAAGTTGAAACTTAGCGTCTGGCTCAACTTCTAATATGCTGGCTTTTAATCGGTTGTCATCAAATGAAGAAACAATGGCAGTGTGAAGTCGGTTTGCTTTACCTGTTAAAGATTTACCAACACCCAATTCTTCTGTGCCAATATCGTCACCATAAGTAGGTATTGATGGGTCTTTATCTGCACCACTCATCCATGCCTTAACATCCCCAAAAACACTGCGTTCCTCTTGCACTTGAGCAGAAGAATCAGTTTCAGAAGCCTTTAATGTTTCTCTTGCTGCTCTTTCTGCAAGTAACTGATCTAATCGCGCTTGTTCTTCTGATGTTAAAGCCATTAGTCTATTACCACCTTTTTTGTTTCTAATGCTAAAATTTCTGCGTCAGCAGCGTCAATGTCGCCCAGACTAGAATCATCGGTTGCGTCACCAGAAATGGCCCTTAACTGGGATTTCATTTCGTCAGTAAGTGGGCTTGATTGCATTAATTCATTAATTTTTTGAGTAGCCACAAGCCTGTCCATAGTGCCTGATATTGCTTGAGATGATATGTCCGCAATTTGCAAAGCTATTCTTGAGTTTTCAGTAAGTGCCAATTGAACTATTTTTCTGGCAGCAGGGCTTGCCGATATAGAACCAGCAGTGGCCAATAAGTTATCAAAATCGTTGTCTGTCATTGGGCCAGTGCCTTTACCTTTAAGGGAAAGAGCCGTAGAAGTAAGAATTGCTTTATAAGCATCAATAGGTGCGCTTACACCTTCTGGCACAAGCCCTCTAAGTGCTGTTGGAACTATTCCAGAATCCATAGCATTACCAAGCTCACCAAGTAATGATGTGTTAGAAATGGTTTTTCTAGCTGCTGTACCTTTATCCATATAACTTTTAAAAATAGAAACTTGAGCAGGCCCGACAGCTTTTTGCCAAGCTGTTTCACCCACACCTTCTGGCTGTGCAACTCCTGCTCTCGTTTGTTCAAGTTCATATTCTTCAAAACTTTTTGGCACAGTACCTTCTGGTAATTGATTCACATAATATTCATACGCTTGAATTGCAGCAGATGGGTCTTTTTTCTTTGGTAGTTGACCTAATGCTTGAGCAGCAGTTAAACCGCCATTTTCCATAGCTAGTGCAAGGTCTTCTCGACCATTTTGTCTAAGATATGCCGCAGTAGCATTTCGTTGGTTAGTTGCTTTTGTAGTAGCTAAAGCATTAGCGGCTTTTAGCTTACGATCATCTTGTAACACTGAAATTCGGTTTTGTAATCCTTGCTGAATATTGCCAGCGTTGGGATTGCCACTAAGCCCTGCAAAGCCTGATGCTAGGTTTAAACGATTTTCTTTATCACCTAAATATGTGCCAATGCTGTCTAATATTCCCATTTTATACACCTAGTCCTAGTGTTAAGTAATCAAACAAACCAGGCTCGTATCCTTTATCAACAGAACCTACAGGTGGTGCGCCACCGACTGCCGATAGTAAATACTGCAACGATTGTGCTGGTGCGCCTGTATAGCCTGCATACTGTTGTTTGCCTGCGTTAATCAACTGCTGCTGTAGTGCTTGCTGCATTGCGCCTTGCTGATCCATTCTGTTCTGAATGGTTTGACCCATACCAAAACCAAGGTTAGAAATATTGCCTAATTGATTGGATGCGTTTAAACGCTGTTGTGAGCCTGCTAGACCAGCGTTCTGATTAGCAATACTAGCTTGCCGCGCCATGCTCTGTGCGTTCTGGTAGCCTGTCTGCCGCAATCCTGACGCTGTACGGGCTGCTTGATCTGCAAAGGCCCGATTAGTCTCTGCTTCTGCAATGCCCTGCCTATCACCACCAAATGCGTTAGCTGCGCTTGCTTGTGCGCCACCTACGTTCTGAGCCATTAATCGGCTACGCTCTAAATCAGCAAGAGATTGGTTAACAACCTGTGTCTCATACGGGTTTGTATATTGCTGCAAGTTAGCTTGGCTAGGTGCGCCAATAGCCATAGGACGATAGCCCATGCCTGCTGCTGCGCCTCGTTGAGCCTGTTGTAGACCTTGCGCTGCTGCTGTATTGACGTTATAGCCGCCTTGCTGTGGTGCTGCCATTTGCTGCACTCCTGAGTTTAAAGCCATTGGCTGTGGTAGACCTGCATTTGATCTAAAAGAATCAAAGCCTTGTGCGTTAGGGTTTGGTGTTGCTTGTCGTGCGTACCCGTTAGGCTGCCCACCCATTGCTGTGTTAGCCATAGGTGCTGCGGCATATACGTCTTCAAACTCATTACGAGACTTTGTAAATGAATTAGCGGAGGTATTACCCATGTTAAACATACCGCCTTGCTCTGGTATCATTGGCCCACCTGATCGTCTCATTGGCATTGGCCCACCTAGACCGCCACCAAGCAAGTGCTGAGGAATTATACCCTCCGCTTCCATGCTTCTCATACGTTCACGGTCATACTCTAAAGTGCCTTTACCAGCACTGTCGTAGTACATTTTTTTGCCAACCATATTTTTCGTGCTTGCTGCGTCCATTCCTGTATGCTGTGGCCCACCAAAAACGCCCACAGAACTTGTAGGCTGATACCTGCCACCCATAGGAAGTTTTATATCTTCATTAAGGCTAAAACTGCTTGCGTTAGTTGTTGTGCCGCCTGTAGGTGCGCCTGCCATAATGTTGTTCCTTATCCTAATAATTTAAATAAACGCTGACCTAAAAAGGAGATGAGCTTTGAGTTGGCCTGCCGCCCTCATTCTTATTGGGCTTACTATAGCCGCTATAATTATTATTACCCTTGTTTGGGTTGCCGCCACCACCTGAGTTAACTGTGCTTCTTTGCGCTGCAATCATTGCTTGATCATGCGCTAATTGTGCTGCCTTTTCAGCCGCCATTCTTTGTGCTGCTGCGGCTTGCTCATTTGCATAATTCTGCGCTGCGGCTTGTTGTGCATTAAAAGCATCTTCTTGATCTAATAATCTCTGTATATCAGCTTCTTGCCTAGCTTGAGCAAGTTGCTGACGTTGAGCCTCTTGAACTGCTATTCTTGATTGGGCATATTGGTCATAACTACTACCAGTAATATTAGCCGAGGCCAATGGGGTAGTTGTTACATTGCCAAGCAAGCCGCCATTTGGGTTTAATCCACCATCAATTGCTCTAGCTTGAGTACCTATATCGCTAACAATTGCATTTGGTGAGCCGCCTGATAATGGGTCGCCAGTAAACCTTTCATAGACACTACCAAACAGGCTTGAGTCTAAAAGATTGCCAGCAATACCGCGTACTGCGTCCCCATCTGTGTAGGTATCAGAGGGTAATCCATGAGCAAGAACATAAGCCTCAAACTCAGGGTCAGACAAGTTTTGTGTCTGCATACCGCTTAATTTGCCACCACTCCAATACCCTGTTCCACCATCTGCCGCTGGGGTATAGTTTGGAGATGAGCTAGGCGCAACATACCCACCATCACCGCCACCATCTGATCTAGCCATACCCATAACAGGGCTTGCATTGCCGTAGTTATTGCGTGAACGTGCGCCTGTAAACGGGTCAATAAACATATCAGCCATAGCGTTGTATTGGGCTGGCGCGTTAGCAAATAAGTTATCTAGTGATTGCTCATAAAGTGGTGCGCTTGAGTAGCCCTGTACACCGCCTGCAAAAGTCTGAGCCTCTGGCATACCAGCCATTGCATCAAATCCTTGTGGAGCCAATCCAAAGGCACTAGCAGCGTTTCCAGTAGAAAGCATACTTTGCTGTTGCATGGGCGAGAACGCAGCTACATCGGCCCCGTAGTAAGGCGTATAGCCTATCTGCGAAACGTCACGCGCTCGGTTGATGTTTTCTCTTACCGCATCTTCTAAATATGCTGGTATCTGGGTGTTGCTTGATGTAGTGCCGCCCTTAGACATATTCTAAAACCTCTTTTCTAATAGCACTAACTGGGATTTCCAGCCAATGTCTGCCAATGCTTTTGACCAGCCTTTGCGACCACTCATGGTTAAACTTTCACACTCTTGCGCTTTTGCCCACGCAATCACATCACCCTGCATACCCTTAATTTCTTCTAAATTTCCACCGCCCAAAAACACATGCAAAACCTTTTTTCTAGGGTATTTAGTAATTTCAGTAACCAGGCATGAATTTTCAGCAGGCCATA